ACCGAAGCCACCCCATTAGAAAGAAACTATGAAAACTAAATACCTAAAGATGTTACTACTGCACTTTGTACTAAGTAAGGTGCCTCAGTTTCAATCGCACTCAAAGTGAAATTGTAACCTTGTACATCACCCATTGCAGTACCGCTCTCAGCAGTCATTGCAGTAATGTCGCAACCATACTCATATCCTGCTAACCAATAGTTATCGTTGTTGTCCTTCACGATACAGAATACTCTGTTTTGTGCTAACAACTTTAACTCATTACGCTTTGAAGTAGACAACTTGCGAAGTCTTGCTACAACGTCTGTTTGGTTAAATACAGTACCATTCTCTTGTGATACGTTGGTTGTAGTAGTCATTGAGCCTACACCTTTTGGTAACTCGTAAGTGTATGCAGTTACTCCAGTAGTTACACCGGTAACCTCACCACCACTAATATCAAAAGTTGATGAAGCCCAATCAATAACGTGAATGCTCTTTACACCTCCAACGCTGTCCTTACAGTCTAAAGTAAAACCCTGTGTCAAATTACAAGCCATAACTTATTATATATTAATAGGTTAGACTTACGCAAGGATAAACTCAACAATCTGGTCAGGGAATCCAACTTGAACTCCGTATTTGCAAGTAGCACGGAATCTTACTTCGTCGTTGTCTTGGCTATACCAGAACTTATACTCCTCCTCTTCGTTTGCAAGGTCAGTACCTACAAAGAAGTTGTTTAAGCGACCTAAGTACATTTTGTCAACGCCATTAAGTCCGCCTACACCTACCATCTTAACGTTAGTAGCAGGAATCATTATCTCCATTCCCTCGCTATCAGCAGCGTAGTGGAAAAGGTTGTTATTTCTCAAAGCAGCAGTGTACTTCTTGAAAGTGTCGATTCCAACAAATAATACTAAGTCATCAGCATCAGCGATGTCAGCAGGAGTTGCTGCATACATATCATCAACTAAGTCATCAATGTTTGAAGTTGTGATAGCAGTTGCACTTGAAGTGTTACCATTTACCGCAGTTGCATCACCGATAATCTTAACGAACCCGTCAAACTTGTTAGTGTTAGGGTTAGTGTTTGATGTTGCAGTATCACCTTGCCACATTGCTACTTCTAACAATTTAGCAATTCTGCTTGACTTCTCATTTCCAATTTGCTCTTCAAATGGAACTGCCTCAGGAGAACCTGCTGCGATTTGAGTCTGCATCCATTTCGCCTCTAAAGTCTTAGGACATAAAGTCTCTTCAACCTTAATCTTACCTACTGTGATAGTACGCTGAGAGAATGTAGTGTTACCTGATGCAGTATATCCGCAGCCATCTGCTTGGAAGTATACATCAGAATCAAGGATGTTAAGTGCCTCTGCACTCTTAACTCCTACTTGAACTTGTCCAGCCGCTTGTAATAAAGCAGCAGTCTTGCCACCGAATAGTGACTTCACAACCAACTCGGTTGATTGCTCATTAGTGTAGTTGGTTAAACCAGTTACGTTAAATGCCATAATTTATTTTTTTAGTTGTTTTGCTATGTTTACGATGTTGTTAAATCTCTCTTCTTTTTTAGACAATTTAGCAGGTGCTTTAGTTGGCTCTTCACTTGGAAGGTCAGCAACCTTTTCTACTAAATCAACTGTCTTACCGAATGCCTCTTTCATTGATGTGAATGCTGCTTCGTTGTGGTTCATCTTCTCTTCGATGATAGCAAGTCTTTCAACTGCCTCTTCGAAACGAGATACGAATGAGTTGAATGCTTCCAAAGTTGCAAACTCTTCTTTAACCTCTTCAGCCATTTCCTCTTCTTTTGCTTCCTCTTCAACAACCTCAGACTCAACCTCAACGATTTCAGTAACAACTCCACCTTCAGTTGTAACGAGCATACCGCCCTCAACCTCGTGAGTTGCATCTGGTGCAGGGATAAGCCCCTCACCTGTTTGAACAAAGATTGCAGTACCAACTGCTAACTCTCCATTCCATTCGATAATGGTACCGTCTACTAATGTAGCAGTAGCCATCTCAACACTTTTCTCCTCTTCACCGAAGAGTAAGTGTCTGATTTCTTGGATTACTTCTTTTGAATTCATTTTTATATATAATTAGTGTTTATGTTTTTTTGGCTCAATTTTTACCATTCCACTTGGCTACAATCTCCTTTAACTCACTCAATAGTTTGTCCTCTGGTTCTGCCATATCAAAGTACCCTTCAACTGAGAATCCCTTGAACTCGCCATTCTTAACTCTCTCCCAAATGTCATCATCGTTTACTATGTAAGATAGAAACCAAGAACCATCTGCAACCTCTTCATATCCCTTAGGTGGCATCTTGCCCTTTTCTCTGTCTACCAAGAACGACTCTAATAAGGAAAGCCCTTGAGTAGGCGCATCGTGGTGTATGTTCACAGAGTCATACTTATCACCCTTAGCCCATTTCTTTGCAATCTCAAAAATAGTATCTCTGTCAAACACAACGTAGTACTCACCTCTTGCCTCATCGTATCTATAAATGGGTTTATCTGCTATCATTGCAGCACCACTTATGATTCTCTTCTCTTCGTCTTGAATTGAGAATCCACTCTTACGCTTTGACTTCCTCAACTCCAACTCTTCAAGTTTCCTCTCTGTCCATCTAAGCATCTCATCTCCACCCCATAATAGGTAGGAAATAGTACCACACGCTTTGGTGTCTTTTGGGTTGTAGTATTCCTTGCCTCTTGACAAATATGAATAAGTACGCTTGATTGTTTCCATTGAGATTGCCTCACCATTGGCAAGTTGTCTTGCTCTATTCTTACCTACTAAAGTCGCACAATCGTTATTGACTGCCTCGTTTAGTTTGATACCTCTTTGAGCATTTTGACTTGCTGCCTTTGGGTAATCGTTGTAAGATTGAAACTTATGCTCGTTAAAGTATTGGAAATCCTTTTCGATTGCAGGGTTGGTAACGAGTGAAACGAACTCAACTCCGGTTTCGTCCTCTGGATTTATGATTAGTCTATATATCGGTAGATTCATTTTGTGGGAAATATTCTGGGTGTAACTCTTTGCACTTCTCTGTCCATTCACGGATAGCACTTGATGAACCAAAGGTATGAACGCCCATAGGTGGACACCATACGATGTTTTCAGTCCATTGTGCCTCTCCATTCCATAGTACGTCTATGTGGTATTTAGTGGATAAGATAGGTGCTTTTATTTCATTGCCTTGCTCATCATATTCGCCTTGTTCTAAAACGATATGTCCTAAATGAACGATAGAATGTGAATGTGTTGGGTTGCCGTCTTGGTCTATGCCTAATGCCTTTATTTTAGATAGGGCTTCTGCTTCTGTATTGAACTGATATTTTCTAAATGTTCTCATATTATGTAGTTAAGTCAATCGCCTCTTGATTAGTTATTGCAGTTGGGAAAATTAAAAATTTAGAGTATGCAGTTGTAGTGCGGTTGGATTCTCCATATAACAACTGAACACTTTGCAGACCATTATGACTATTCGTTGCTGTGTATGTGTAAGACAATGCACCATCGGTATATAATTTTACACTTGTACCATCGCAGATTAAAACCCATTTCTTATTGGTTGAATTTCTGTAACCAATCGTAGATGAATCTGCATTACTATACCACCTTACATTACCTTCACCATAAGTACCATAATACTTACGGGCAGATATAATAGCATTTAGTTTGTTGCCCGAATAAGTGTAGAAAAATGAGCTATTATCATTATCGTATGCGCCATCAGGTTCATTGCTTAAATCAAGAAACGCAGTCCACGCTCCACTTGTGGTAACTGAATTTGTTTGCATATCAAGCAATTCATTCGTCTCCGCCCCCCTCGTAACACTTGCACCATAGGTAGGTATGTAGGAGGTAGGGTAACTGCCTGCTTCGATTTGCCAACCATAAATATATACTCCCCCAGTGTCAGTACTTGTTATTCCTCGTATAGTCGTATTACCCGTATATGCACTCGTAAATTTCATTGTGCAACGATACCAACCATTGCCAAACTCTTCAATCGTGCTTGTTGCACCGTTACTATCAGATGTTGATTCAGTAGATAAATTAAATTGTGTTGCTGGGTTAGTTCCGTCAAGTACTTGAATAGTAAAAAAATCTCCGTTGGCTTTTGCAAACAACGATATAACATATGTCGTACCACTTGTTAAGGATATATTTTTTTGTATCCTTCCCGATGTACATTCTACTAAAGAACCATTTTTAACCCCTTCAGGGCTAATAATTTCATTATCTGTTACGGTTGCATTTGCTTTAGACCACCCGTTAAAATATTCTGATTG